GACCTCTTCCGAAAAATGATTTAGAAGAAGAGGAAACAAACATAATAGAGGAGTAAAATTATGGCAACTCAAGTAGGTACAAGTGGGGTTGTAAAATCTGGTTCAAATGCGATTGGAGAAGTAACTTCATTTACTTTAAGTCAAACTATGGACACAGTAGAAGATACAGCTTTAACTGACTCAAACAAATCCTATAAAGTCTTAAGAGGAGACGCAACTGCAACTGTAGAGTGTCATTTTGACAATGACGATACTGCTCAAGAACTTCTTGTAGTAGGTAACACAGCAACTTTAGAATTATATCCTGAGGGTGCTGATAGTTCAGATGAATATTTTACAGGTACAGCTATAGTAACAGGTAATGATACATCAGTCACTATGGACGGAATTACTAGCAGAACTTTCTCTTTCCAATTTACAGGTGGAGTAAGCACAGCAACAGTATAATAATTTGTGGTAGATAAAATAGATTTTTTTGAGGGAGTCAAATCTCATTTTGAGTCTCTTGAAATTAAAATAATTGAAGTTCCTGAGTGGGGTCTTGAGGGCGATAAAGCCATGTATGTAAGACCCTTTACCATGAACGAAAAAGCAAAATTATTCAAAGGTGCTAACGACTCAGATTTAGGGGTATTGGTTGATGTTATTATTCAAAAAGCAGAAACCAAAAGTGGCGATAAGATGTTTGATATTGGTCATAAGCCTAAATTCAAAATGAAAGCTGATACTGATGTTATCTCAAGGGTTGCTACTGAGATAATGTCTCAAGACAATATTTCTGACCTTAAAAAAAAATAATTTCTAATCCTGACTTTCATAATGTCCTTGCTCTAGGCGAGAGACTTCACATGTCTGTAAGAGACATATTGCAAATGCCTGTTTCAGAGTTTAATATGTGGTTAGCATATTTTCAGATACAAAATGAAAAAGCTGAACAAGAGCAAAGAATGAACAAAAGATAATGGCTACAAAAAAAGTAAATATTGACATAGTTGCTAAAGATAAATCAGCAAATGCTTTAAAAACTGTCAGAGGAAGCCTTGATAGACTTAAATCTTCCGTATTCAATGTTCGTAATGCTTTAGCTGGTTTAGGTGCTGGATTAGTTATTAGAAACTTAGTAAACACAGGAAAAGAGTTAGAAAATCTAGAGACAAGGTTTAAATTTTTACTTAAAAATGCTGATGAAGGTGCAAAAGCTTTTGATAATATGTCAAAGTTTGCTTCCAAAGTTCCTTTTTCATTAGAAGAAATACAATCAGGTTCAGGCATACTTGCTACTGTAACCGACAATGCTGAAGATTTACAAAATATGTTGGAAATAACAGGTAATGTTGCGGCTGTTACAGGTTTAGATTTTAGAACTGCGGCTGAACAAATACAACGATCTTTTAGTGCTGGTATAGGTGCGGCTGATTTATTTAGGGAAAAAGGCGTAAGAAATATGCTTGGTTTTCAAGCTGGTGCAACAGTATCAATAGAGGAAACTGTAGAAGCATTTCAAAAAGTATTTGGAAAAGATGGAGAGTTTGGTCAAGCCACTGATGAGTTAGCACAAACATTTGAGGGAACTCTCTCAATGATAGGCGATAAATTTTTTAATTTCAAAAGAACAATTTTAGAAGCTGGTTTTTTTCCTGAGCTTAAAAGACAGTTCGGAGACCTTAATCAGTTTTTAGAAGATAATACAGAAAGTATAGATGCTTTTGCAGAAAAAATAGGAAAAGGTTTGGCAATAGCAGTTTCAACAATCGCTGATGGATTTAGAATATTAAAAGATAATATTGATTTAGTTGTTGCTGGGTTTTCATCTATTATTGCTTTTAAAATTGCATCAACATTTACAGGTATAGGTTTAGCTCTTGCATCTTTAACAACAGGTATGAGAACTTTCAATGCTGTTGTCAGAGCTAATATAATATTTGGTTCAATAGCAATTTTTACAGGGTCTTTGAGTTTGCTAATAGAAAAATTTAGAGAATTCAAAGGAGATTTAGCAAGACCGCAAGAACCTACAACTGTTAAAGAATTAGAAGAGATAGTTGCTATGCACCAAGCAACTATTGATGCTTTTGACCAATATAAAAAAGCAGAAGAAGAAAAATCAGGTCAATCTAAAAAATTAAATAAACAAGAAGTAGAAGAATATAGAAATGCGACTAATGAAATTATTAGACTCACAGAAATAAAAGGGACTTTATTACTTAAAGAAAATTCCAAAGCATATGCTGAAATGAAAGATAGTGTGAAAGCCGCTACTGATGAAATGGCAAAAATTGAAATAGAAAATCAAACAAAAAAAGATTTAGAAATAGCAAAGATTTTAGAAAGAAATAAGATTGAAAGTATAAAATTATTTTATGAATTGATGGAAGAAGAAACTCTTGCAAAAGAAATAACTCAACAAAATGTTAAAAAAATACAAGATGAAATGTTAGCAGAGACACAATCTTATTATGATAAATTTACTGAGGCTATGTCTAAAAGATACAGAATGGAAAAACAATTAATCAGAGAGAACAAAGAAGAACAAGATGCACAATTACAAAAATATACAGAAGCTATGCTTAAAAGAGGAAGAATAAATGATGAAGCAATGTCTAAAGATAAAACTTTATTTACTTCATTCAAAAGTGGTTTCAAAGAAGCAATGGATAGTGGTGCTGATGCAATGACAAAAATGAAAGAGGTAGGTAGAAAAACTTTTGATGAATTGTCCAAAACATTAACTGATTTTGTTATGACAGGTAAATTAAATTTTCAAAGTTTAGCAAAAACTATTATTAGAATGTTATTAGAGGCTTTGATAGGTTCAGCAATTAAATCAGCTATAGCTAAATCAGAGTCTATGTTATTAATGTCCTCAATAAGAAATGCTATGCGTAGTGTTTATGAGGGTGCATTAAGAACTTTTGCTAGTATTCCCTTTCCTTTAAATATTGCGGCTACAGGATTAGCAATTAAGTTTGGTATGGGATTAGTTAGTAAATTAAGAGGATTTGAAAGAGGTGGTATAGCAAGAGCAAATCAACCAGCGATAGTAGGGGAAAGAGGTCCTGAATTAATTATGCCAAGAAAAGATATGCAAGTAACTCCGAATAATAAACTTGGAACTATGGGCGGTTCTGTAAATGTGAACTTTACAATTAATGCTGTAGATACTAGAGGTTTTAGATCACTACTTACAAATGAAAGAGGGACTATAGTGAATATTATTAATCAAGCAGTAACAGATAAAGGGAGACCTGTACTAGTATGAGTGGGTCATTACCTCTTACAGAGTTTCAGGCTATAAATTTTAAGTCTAATCAAAGAACACTTGTCTCTCAGGCTGATGATGGAACACAGTTTACAAGACAAATTGATGGACAAAGATTTAGTTTAACTTTATCTTTTCCATTAAAAACAAGAGCAGAGATAAGTCCATTGATGGCTTTTATAATTGCACAAAGGTCACGAAAAGAAACTTTTACTATTACACTTCCAGCATATATCGGTAATGCAAAAGGAACTGTTGCTGGTAGTCCAACAGGAACTGCAAGTGCTGGTGGAACATCTATAACTTTAGGTGGAACAAGATCAGGTAGTTTATTGGCTGGAGACTTAATAAAATTTGCAAATCACGATAAAGTTTACATGGTTGTAGCCGATAATTCAGACATAACTTCAGGTGCATTAACTATTGAACCACCTTTAAAATCAGCTGTATCAGGTTCAGCTATAACATTTGATAGTGTTCCAATCACAGTAAGACTTATGAGTGATATGCAAGAATTTCAAAGCGATGTATCTGATAAAGATGGGGAGTTGCTTTTTAGTTATGAGATTGATGTTGTTGAGGCTTTCTAATGTCAAGAGGATTACATAGTGATCTTGTTACGGAATTAGCAACAAAAAATATAAATGCAGTACATCTTGTTAATATAACACTTGGTAGTTCAAACTTAGCATTTACTGAGAACAGTTTCCCATTAACATCTAGTATATCAGGTAGCTCTACAACATACTTATCGTCAGGAGTTTTACTTGATGTTTCTAACGTATCTGAAAGTCAAGGGGTTCAAGTATCAAGATTAAATTTAACTGTTACAGGAGTAGATCAAACATATATTGCTTTGGTTCTTAACAACAATGTCATACATGATGAAGTAAAAATATTTAGAGCATTTTTAGATAGTTCTGGTGCGATAATAAACAATCCATTTTTATTATATCATGGTTTTGTAAATAGTTTTCAAATAGTTGATAATACTTCTACAGCAACTTTAAAATTTGATTTGGAAAGTTTTTTTGCAAATAGTGGTCAAGTGAATGGAAGAATTACAAATAACCAAACACAACAAAGATTTTTTAGTGGAGATAAAGGTTTTGAGTTTGGAGATCAAATTGTTATAGATTTAAAATGGGGGAATAGTGGATAGTTACAGATTTTATCAAGCTGATGAAAAAGATTTAGATGAATTATTTGAAGTAGGCAAAAAATTTAAAAGAGAACTAAGAGATTTGAATTTGCCTGATTTATCTGAGGGCAAAGTTTTTAAATTATTAGATATGCTTCTTAATAAAGGTAAAATAATTTGTTGTAGTTTGAATCAAGAAAATAAAATTATTGGTGCTGTAGGTTTTTACAAAAGTCAGTATTGGTGGAGTGATGCTTATATTTATAATATACAATTTATTTATGTAATGCCAGAGCATAGAAATTTTACAACATTTAGAAATTTGTTAAGCGGAGTTCAAAAGATTGCAAAAGACGACCCAATTAATTTATCTATAACAACAAAATTAAAACTTGATCCTGTTCTTAAAAAATTAGGATTTGATGAGATGGGTAAGAATTGGAGACTTGGCTAATGTGTGATTTACCAGATACAGGACTACCAATAATTGATGATGCCTTTGACATAATAGAAGATGTATTTGAGGGTATTATTGATATTGTTGAGGACATCGTTTCTTGGTTGATGCCTATACCTGAGTTGCCTGACTTTGATGATGGATTTAATGACCCTACTTCAAGAACTGATGGAATATTAGTAAATAAACAATCTAGCAGTTCAGGTTTACCTCTAATTTATGGAATGAGAAAAGTTGGTGGCATTATGGCTTTTGTCCAAACAGACTCTACAAATGAATTTTTATACGTTGCTCTAGCCATGTGTGAGGGAAAAATACACGCATGTAAAAAAATATTTTTTGATGATGTTGAAGTAACTGATTTTAATACTTCAGATAGTTCAGGTTCTACTTCCCCAAGTTCATTCACTGATCAAACAGTATATTATGGAAAATTTGCTGATGTGCAAAATGATGATGGTACAACTACAAATCAATCTCATGTTCAAATGCAGTTTTTTGATGGAGATGATGACCAAGTAGCCTCTTCAATATTATCAACTCTATCTGATTGGACAAGTAATCATAGATTAAGAGGAGTTAGTTACCTTGCACTTAAATTAAGATTTAACCCTGATGTATTCTCAAGAGTGCCAAGAATAAACGCATTGATACAAGGTAGAAAAATATCTACATTTGATAGTTCTTCAAATGAAACAACCGATCAATACTCAACTAATCCAGCTTTTGTTATGCTTGACTATTTAACTAATACTAGATTTGGTAAAGGAGTTCCAATAGCGAATATTGATATTCCTAGTTTTTATACAGCATCACAAGTAGCTGAAACAGATATTACCCCAACAGGTTCAGCAGTTACAAATCCACAAGATAATTCTAGCGGTAATACAATAAACCTATTAGATATGAATATAGCTTTAGATACTAGAAACAAAGTATTAAACAATATTAGAGAACTTGTTTTATCTTGTAGAGGTTTACTATCTTATGCTGGTGGTAAATATAAACTAACTATTGAAAGTACAGGTTCAAGTGTTTTAACTTTAGATGAAAGCGATATTATTGGCGGAATAAATATACAATCAGAGTCAAAGACAGATAAATATAATAAAGTATTGATAGATTTTCCTGATATTGATTTAGGTTTTAAAAATAATACAGCATCTTTTCCACCAAATGATGATAGTGGTTTAGCTAGTGCCGATCAACACGCAACTATGAAAACTGCTGATGGTGGAGAACTATTAGAGGGAAGATTTACACTTCAAGGTTTGACAAGTTTTCATCAGGCTCAAGAACACGCTGAGGTAATTTTGAGAAGATCAAGAAATGGTTTGAGAGTTTCATTGAAAGCAAGTGGCGAAGCTATGAACCTTATTGTAGGGGATATTGTATCAATAACTCATGCTACTCCATCTTTTTCAGCTAAAGTATTTAGAGTTATAGGAGTAACACTAAATAAAGATCAAACTGTAAATCTTAATTTAGTAGAACATCAAGATAGCTTTTATACTTTTGCAACTCAGAGTGCTGTTGCAACTATACCTGATACAACACTTCCAAATCCTTTAACTATATCAGCACCAGCAAGTGTTACATTATCTGATGAATTAGTAGAATATTCAGAGGGTACAGTTATAACCAGATTAAATATTTTAGTTGGTGCATCTACTGACAAGTTTGTAAGAGAATATCAAGTAGAAGCAAAAAAATCTACAGAGAGCAATTTTAAAATTATTGGTAGAGGTATTCAGCTTAACTATGAGCTATTAAATGTTATTGATGATGCTACTTATAATGTAAGAGTTAGAGCAGTAAATAATTTAGGAGTTGCTTCAGCATATACCACAGCAGACAGAAAAATAGTTGGTGCTACTGAACCACCAAGCGATGTAACAAATTTTTCTGTTAATATGCTTGGTAGTTCACAAATGCAGTTGAATTGGGACGCTAACACAGACCTTGATATTTCTTTTTATGAAATACGTTATCAAAATGTAACCAATAATGCTCAATGGAATAAATCAGTGAATTGGTTGCAAGTTCCTAGAACATCTGGAACAAGTATTACAACCAATGTAAGAGATGGTGCATTTTGTATTAAAGCTGTAGATAAATTAGGAAACGAGTCTAACAATGAAACGATTATATATTCTAATATTGCTTCAGCAACAAACAACTTCAAAGATATACAAACTTTAACTGAGGACATAACTGCTGGAACTTTTGACGGAGATGTGGCATTGACAGATAGCTCAGGAACAACCTCTATTGTTTTAGATACTTTAAATAACTTTGATGATGTAACAGGAAATTTTGATGATGCATCAGGAGATTTTGATTTAGGTGGTGCTAATGATAATGTTGATAACGAGGGTTTTTATACACTTGCCCAAACTTTATCTTTGACAGGTATTTTTGATGTATCTTTTATAAAAAGCATAACCATAGATCAAATTGAGGACCCTTATGATTTGTTTGATGATGGTAGAGGTGCGGCTTTGTTTGATGATGCACCAGCACCTTTTGATGGTAATGACCCAACAAATGCAACAGTACAATTACAGATTGCTACCTCAACAACTTCTTTAGATAATGCAACAAGTTTTCAGCCTATGAATACATCTACTACATTTAAAGGAAGATATTTTAAATTTAGGTTGCGATTAGCAAATAAAAATTTTAAAACAAGAGCATTTGTATCTGGTATTTCTATTGACGTAAAAATGCAAAAAAGACAAGAAACAGGGGAAGATGTAGCTAGTGGAACTTCTACAAAATCTGTTGCTTTCACAAGTCCTTTCTTTGCAATACCATCAATAGGGATAGCGGCACAAAATATGGCTACAGGAGATTTTTTTACTATATCAAACAAAGCTATAACAGGTTTTGACATAGATTTTAAAAATTCAAGTGGCACAAATATAAATAGAACTTTTGACTTTGTGGCTGTAGGTCATGGGTTGAAAAGTTCTTCATAAATGTTTATAGGATATATATGAGTCAAGTTTCAGATGTTACTTTATCAAATCAGGGTTTTTCAGCTTTTCGTACCGAATTAAATAACATCTTAGGTGCGTTAAATTCAATGCACAGTGGAACTTCTAGACCTAGTTCAGCAACGACAGGGACAATGTGGCTTGATACGACCAACTCAGGATCAAATAGTTTAGAAATAAAATTTTTTGATGGGTCTGATGATATTTCTGTTGCTACAATAGATACTTCAGCAAATACAATAAACTTTCTTGATAGTGTTGTAACAGGAATAAATATCGTAACCGATACTTCTCCACAATTAGGTGGAGACTTAGATACAAACAGTTTTAATATTAAAATAGATGATGCACATTTTATTGCCGATGATGATGGCAACGAACAATTAATATTTCAAAAAACAGCTTCAGCAGTAAATGAATTAGAAATAACAAATGCGGCAACAGGAAACGCACCATCAATCGGTGCTAGTGGAGAGACAAACGTAAGTTTTAAAATATTACCAAAGGGAACAGGAGAAATTATTGTTGGAACAGGAAGTGCCGATGCTACAATTACTAGCAACGGTTCTCACAATTTGATTTTAGATACAAACTCAGGAACAAATTCAGGAAATATTACTATAACTGATGGTGCAAATGGAGATATTGAATTTACAAATAATGGAACAGGAAAAGTTAAATTTAACGATGCCGCATATTTTCCTGAAGCAACATTAACTGATGGCTCATCTATTTCTTGGGACGTGCAATCTAGTCCTGTAGCTAAAGTAACTCTTGGTGGTAATAGAGATTTAGGTGCTGGTACTAATGGAGTTGCTGGACAGTTTGTTTCATTATTAGTTATTCAAGATGGAACAGGTAGTAGAACATTATCTTTCAATGCTGTTTATGAATTTAAAGATGATACAGCACCAACATTAACAACAACTGCTTCTAAAGGTGATTTATTTGTATTTAGATACAATGGTTCTAAATTTTTAGAAGTTGGTAGAAACCTTAACTTAACTTTATCATAATATGTTTGCATTAATAGAAGATAATAAAATTACACAAATGCTTAAAGGTAATAAAGGAATAACTATAGATAGTATTCAATATCCAGCTTCTATTTATACTTTGTGGTCTGAAGCAGAAAGAAACGCAATAGGTATCTACACAGTTGAGATAGACAACACTAATAAGAAAGATGAAGAATGGTATATTAATACTAATATTACTTATGCTTTTAGTAGCGGTAAAGTTACAGGTAGTTATGGAACTGCTACAGCAAAAGCTATAGAAGATGTAGACGCAACTGATGATGATGGTAATAAATTAAAAGATGAAAACGGAAATCAAATTATAAACGAGGGATTGAAAACAATAAAAAAAAGAATGATAGATAATCAATGTGCTGGAATATTAGAACCTAGTGATTGGAGAGTAATAAGAGCAAAAGAAACAGGTGGAACAATGAATAGTGGTTGGAAAACTTGGAGAGCATCAGTTAGAACTAAATGCAATTCTATGCAAGATCAGATAGATGCAGTTTCAAATGTTGATGAACTTGCGGATTTGTTTACATATACAAAACAAGAAGATGGAAGCTTTACAAGACCATTAGGCGAATTCCCAACTAAGGAAGATTAAATGCCTTTTGCTATAGGTGGAAACCAATTAGATACAGGTTATCAGGTAGATAATTCATTAAGATTAAATGATGATGACCAAGCACATTTGACAAGAACAAATAGTAGTGCTGGAAATCAAAAAACTATGACTTGGAGTTTCTGGGTTAAAAGATCAACTATAGCTCAAGATTTTGCTGGTGGTCCTTTGTTTGGTTGCGGAACAGTTGATGGCGATGAATTTACATGGTCATTTAGAAGTAACGCCATTTATTTACGATGGAAAGCTACAAACGGAACATCAGGAGATTTTACTACTACACAAAAACTTAGAGACTGTTCAGCATGGTATCATATTATGTTGGCTTTAGATTCAACACAAGGAACTAATACAAATAGAGTAAAATTTTACCTTAATGGAAATCAAATAACAAACTTTAACGAGTCAAATTATCCAGCACAAAACATAGATTTTAAAACTAATGGTACAGTAGAGCAATCTATTGGAGAGTTTCCAAGAACAAGTGGAACACTAGATGGATATTTAACAGAATATTATTTTATAGATGGTTCACAAAAACAACCATCAGATTTTGGAGAATTTAATGACAACGGAGTTTGGATTCCCAAAGCGTATGAGGGAACATTTGGGAGTAATGGATATTATTTAGATTTTGAAGATGCTTCAAATTTTGGGAAAGATGTTTCAGGAAACAGTAATAATTGGTCTCCACAAAATTTTACAGCAACCGATCTAACTACTGACACTTGCACAAATAATTTTAACACTTTAAATCCTCTTGTTCCTCATCATACAATTTTTAATGATACCACAGAAGGGAACACAGGTTTGTCATCTTCAGGGGTGCAACTTAGAGGTGGACATTTTGGAACTACAATAATGCCTTCAAATGGTAAATGGTATTTTGAGGTAAAAATTTTAAGTACAGGTTCATCAGATAGAACAGGTTTATCTATAGCTAATTTTGAAAGTGTTGTTGGAGATGACCATATTGAGGGCGGAGATTTCAAAGGATTTACAATTTCAACAGGAACTTTAGGTAGAATTTTTGTTACTGATGGTAGCTCAACTGCTGAAACAGACATTAGTGGTTATCAATTTTTTGACGATGACATAGGTATTTTTGCAGTTGATATGGACGCAACAACGCCTAGAGTTTATGCTGGAAAAAATGGAACTTGGTTTACTACTTCAGCCGCTTCAGGTGGAAATCCAGCTACAAATACAGGTTTTTTTGAAGTAAAATTAGGCAATCATTTTTCTGTTGGTGCAAGACATAGTGCTGGTACATCAACTTCACAATCATATCTTTTTAATTTTGGACAACCAGCTTTTACAATTTCAAGTGGTAATTCAGATAGTGAAGGATATGGAAATTTTGAATTTGCTGTGCCAAGTGGATATTTTGCAATAAACACAAAAAATTTATCGGAGTACGGATAATGGCTTATACAACAATAGACGACCCATCACAATATTTTCAGATAGATTTATATACAGGAGACGGACAGGGAAGTGGTAACAATGTTATTACTAATGATGGAAATTCAGATTTACAGCCTGATTGGATTTGGACAAAAGAAATTACAGGTACATCAGGAAATCAAAATCATACAATTATAGATACATCTAGAGGTATTAATAAACAAATTTTTGCAAATTTAGACTCTCAAGAAGCAACTTCATCAGCTTTTATAACGCAAATAGATACTGATGGTTTTCGTTTAGGCGACAATGCAAATATTAATAACAATGGTTCAAGTTATGTAGCTTGGCAGTGGAAATGTAATGGGGGAACAACATCAAGTGACAGTAATGGTTCTATAACTTCTACAGTACAAGTTAATACAAATGCTGGTTTCAGTATAGTTCAATATACAGGACAAGGTGCAAATAGAGATGTAGGTCATGGTTTAGGAGTAGTTCCAAAATGGATTATTATTAAAAATTTAAGTAAAAGTGCTGGAGAAGGTTGGGTTGTTTATCATGGCTCTCTTACTGATCAACCTGAAACTGATGGCTTACACTTAAATCTTACAAATGCAACAAATGACAGTGCTGATTTTTTTGGCGATCAAGCACCATCTACAACAGATTTTGGAGTATCAGGCGATGACAGGTCAGGTGGAAGTTTTAATTATGTTGCTTATTGTTTTACAGAACAACAAGGTTACAATAAATTTGGAAGTTATACAGGTAATGGAAATTCTGATGGTCCTTACATTTACACAGGATTTAAACCAGCTTGGGTTATGATTAAAGTATTTAGTGGAAACACAGGTGGTTGGGATATGTATGACAATAAAAGAAGTTCATTTAATGGTCAAGTTTCAATGCTTCAAGCCAATGCTAATTCTTCAGCCGCAACTTCTGATGCTGTTGATTTTTTATCTAATGGATTTAAAATAAGAAATACATCAGGAAATCAAAATGGTAATGGAAACTCTCATGTTTATATGGCATTTGCAGAACTTCCTTTTGTAAGTAGTAAGGGCGTTCCTGTTACTGCAAGATGAAAAACATTTTATTTCTTGTATTCTTTTCTATCATAATAATATTTAGTTATTCTATTCAAGCAGATACAAACTCTACTGTTTCATCAACTGTAGTTACATCAACCCCAAGTACAGCTAATGCACCATCAGTTGTAGTCAATAATTCTGATGTTTGTAAGACAGGTAGTTCAACTGCTGTTCAAACTCAAGTGTTTGGTATTGCTCAAGGTTTGACAATAAGAGATGAGAACTGTGAAAGAATAAAATTATCAAGACAACTTTATGCTATGGGTATGAAAGTTGCGGCTGTAAGTCTATTAACGCAAGACCCAAGAGTGTGGGACGCAATGTACGAAGCTGGGACTCCGCCACCAGCCGACTCAGGTAAGATTGGGAATGAAGCAAAAGAATTTTGGTTGGCAAATCCTGAACTTATACCTGATGGAAGTAAAATAAAAGAAAGATTATTAAAAGAAAAAGAAGTAGTCAAAGAAAAAGAAGCAACTATAAGAGACATAAATGATTTTGAAAAATTTATTATTATGGGTATGGCTATGTATATTGGTTTGCCTATCCTTTTCTAGTAAAGCTGTAGATTGCTCTACAACTACTGTTGGATTATGCGACCCTGTAGTTGAAGAAATAATATTAGATGAAGTTATTACTGAAGAGATTGAGTTTCAATCTGATGGTATTTTAACAACAACAACTACTGAAACAACAATACAAACAACTACAGTAGAGAATGAAGAGTCAGGAAATATTTTAGATAGTAATAATGATTTTGTAACATCTTCTAAAGATGGAGAAATGAACATTGATTGGGGGGGAATTGGGACTGCATCAATGCGATCAGGTTCTTATTGTAATGAGCTTGGAACAGATAGATGTGCTGAAATTACTGATGGAAGAAGTAGAACAAGTCCTATGGGAGTAACAAATGTTGGAACTACATTTTATCAAACTGTAGATATATCTGATCTTAATATAAAATATGGTGGAGAGGTAAAATATTCTATTGAAGTAGATAAACAAGACCCTCAAGACTCAGTATATATGCATGTTACAGGGAGAGATGGAAATAGTGAAGTCTTTGCTGGAACTGATATTTTAAGTGCTAGTGGTACAGCATCAGGATTTCAAATATATGAAAATACTTTTGATTTTGGTGGAAATCTTACAACTATAATTGTGGAAGTAGGTGGAAGAGATATAGGGATTTCAGTTGGAGTTTTATTTGACTCAGTTCGTATAGATGTTTTTTATAATACAATTACACAAATAATATCACAATC